GACGCCCGTAGCAGCAGGTATGTAATTACCAGTTTCATTGTCAAGCACATAGCCTGAAGCCACTGACCATACCAAAGTGGAATTAGCTAGTGGCTCCAGAAAGTTGCTCATACAACGAAACCAACAGAAGAAGAAGGAAGAAGATTCAGCATGCGCTTGAACTCTTGACCATATTGAGTGGCATCTAGCCCCTCGCCATATACCTTGCCTTCAGTGGCACCAATTTGAATGCCCATCTGTGCAAGTTGAATGGCAATGATATGAGCAGAAAGAAATTTAACCGCCCTATCAGTTTGATCCCCAAACACATCCTCTGAAGCATCAAAACTAGCCTCAGTGATTGCGCCATTCACAATTCCCGATGGATGGGGAGTGAATTCAGGGAACCGCTCAAGAAAACTTTCGTAAGTGACTGCCATAATCAGGCTTTCCCAATGCGAATGTTTTCAATGCGCTTATTAATGGCATTACGCACGCGCACTCGCCCTTCAATTTTCTTCCAGCCATTCAATTGATCAGGGTCATGAATGAGCTCGATCATACGGATGGCTTCCACCATTGGCATCTGAGAAAGCGTTTGCACATCTTGCGGAATGTCTTCCACCATGATTTGCTCGCGTACTTCCTCAATGGCTCCAATGTTCATAAGACGTTTAACCGCCCTATTTTCACGGGCCACTTTCCATTGGCTTTCAGGAATATCTTGATTAAGGCCAGGAGTGAGCTGAATCATTCCAGCTTGCGTAATAATGCCAAACCCGCCTTCGCGGGGCGGGTTTTCAAGTTCGGGACGATAAGCAATGAGCATTGTTCAAAAGAAACAATTGTCCATAGCTTAACGTCCCTCGCTTGACTAACTATCCTCAGGCAGAAGCCTGCACGTAAATGGTGCTCTTGGGATAGTACAGAGCCACACCACCCACGCGAGCATGAGCGGGAACAATGAACTCAAGACCACGCTGTTGAGGCGGGAAGAGTTCCAGCGGCTGAGGAATGTGCAACTGCACCTTCTCGGGATCACGCTTGTACACAACCATGCGATTGGTGGTCAGCGAGCTATTGCCAGCATCCAGTTGGTTGATGGGCTCAACATTCCGAATGTAGGGGTTGGTGCGCAGGAAGTATTCCAGCACAGTCACGTCCGAAGAGTCGGAGTTGCGAGTGGTCGACACTTTGTTGTAGTCCTCATAAGGCATGAGGATGGTGTCGGGCTGCTCCTTCATCTTGGAAGCGTTGATAATGGCGCTCACGCCATAGTTCAGCAGCTCCAGCATTTCCTGAGCAGTGGTGCCGCTATCGGTGAACCACTTATCAGCAGTGACCACATCAACAGTGGCATTGTTGAAGAAACCAGAAAGGCCGACGCTGCTCTCACCGAACAGAGCCACTTCTTCCACTTTCTCTTCATAGGCGCGACGCACAGCAGCAGCGCGACGCTGCTCCAGAGCGATGTTTGCCATTTGAGCAGCACGCAGTTCTTGTACGGTATAACCGAAGGAACCACCAAAGGAGCGGATGTTGATGCTCTTTTCAGTTTGGCTGATGTCGGCACGGGGCAGATCATCGGCAGCATCAGCGATCAGCTTGAACTCACCAGTGGAGTCCATGATGCGATAGGTGAAGGTCTGAGCGCCAGGGCCAGCTTCACTAGTAACAGGCAGGATGGTCGGATACTTAATATCCGCATACTGCACTTCAAACACTTGGGGGCGGATGTACTCAAGCTGACGCTCAAGGAACAGACCCGCATCATCCATACGGAATTCAGACATGGTTAAGACCTCCTATCAGTCGCCAGTGAGGGTAAACGAGGGGCCATTCAGCTCCAGAATCGCAATGCCATCACCAGTGGTGGTGGTCAGATAGCGAGCATTGGAAAGAACAGCAGTTTTGCCAGAGATGACGGCGTTATTGAAACGACCGGCATACTTCACGCCAGTGGCAGTGTGAATCACGCGCACAGCAGTGGAAGGATTGACAGCGCCATGTACATACACAGCAACTGCGCCTTCGCTAGCCACGTTCATGGCTTGATCCACTTTCACACCAGGGCGGCTGTTGGCGTCCAGAGCAGTTTCGTCCACGTAAGTGAGAACGTTGATACCCAGGAATGTATCGCCAGATGCAGAAATGGTCTTAGCGCCAGTGCCACCAGTGCCAGTGCTGTCATACACAACGCCATTACCAAAAGGAATGACGACGGCAGTTTCGTTGACGCGGGTGATAATGGTGTTATCACGAATGTCGGACAGTTGACCTTCCAGCAGTGCATCATGCTCCAGAGCGTAAGTCTGTTGCACGCCACCTGCCGTAGGGGAGCCCGAGGCAGAAAAAGTTACCGCCATGATTACTTAGCCTCCTTGGAGATGGAAAGAGGCTTCTTCCAAGCATTCTGCAGGCTTTCCATATAAGCGGAAGGAGCAGAAACAGGAGAAGCAATGGAAGCTACGGCTTTACGCAGCTCGTCAGTGGTGGCAGAATCCTTGCGGTCTGCCTCAGAGATGGTGTCAAACATCGCCTGAACATAGTCATCAGACTTTTCATCCAGAACAACAGAATCACCACGCACTGCTTTGATGGCATCAACCATCACTTCGCGGGCGCTTTTGCCAGCGAATTCATAAGCGCTGTCCAGAACAGGCTTAGCTTTCTCAATGAGAGCCACGCGCTCTTCGACCATGGAATCAAGATTGATTTCTTGAGCAGCAGCGAGTTCGCCTTTCAGCTCTTCCACTTGCTCAGCCAGAGCATCGGCGCGACCCTCAGCGGAATCGCACTTGCCCTTCATTTCTTTTTCCATGGCGTCCATTTCTTCCTTCATTTTGGAAGCTTCAGCCATGGCGTCTTCGTAGCGACGCTTCATTTCGGCGTAGCTGCCTTTTGCGTCTTCACGCTCAGCAGTAATAGCAGCCGCAAGAGCTGCGTCCGCCTCAAAGGAAACGCCGTCAAACACAATGTTTGCTGACATAGTTTTTTCCTTTTGGGGAGTAATTAAATCGTTGACAGCGGCATCCGCCGAATCAAGCATGAGACGCACTTGCGCCCCACCTCTAGCCCTGTTGACAATAGCCACGTGATTACCACGAATGTTACGCTGAATACCATCGTAATGTTGACCATCAGGCGTAACGCCAGGTTCTGGACTGTAATCAACTTTATAGCCACATGAAACTTCGCGCACGTCTCCGCGCATGATTGAATCAATGGTTTCTTTGTCGGTTATAGTCAAAGTGCTTTCAACAAAGCCATCGGAGTAAGAGACATCCGCGCTGGTGAAACCAACAGCATAGTCTTTTGTATTAGCGGCATCAAGAAGCACCGGAGGGTGCTCCTTTGTGACACATTTTTCCCGAAAACTATCAAGAGCTTCCTGAGAAGCCACTTCATCCTCGGGCCTATACTCCAAGCGGACACCGCCACTTGCATCTGTGTACGATTGAATTCCAGTACGAGCAATTCGCGCTTTTACGCGCAAATAACCCTCATCCGTGAACTCGTAGTTCTGGATGGTGGAAACATCGTAACGGAAGCCGTTTTGGAAGTCCATGTTTACATAATAAGCCAAATAATGTGTTAGCATTCAGGCCATGATTCAAACGTAGATCAATGGGCGCAAAGTGGCACTATGTCTATTACTCTTACGAGCAGTGGGGGCGTGGCTATATTGGCAAGCGCTCATCGGCTGTGCCACCAGAAGATGACACTTCCTATCTCGGAAGTTACACCGATGAGACATTCAAACCCACGTGCAAAATAATTCTTGAAGTGTTTAATACAGAGCAAGAAGCCCTTGAGGCAGAAGTAAAATTGCATCAATACTATGAAGTAGACATAAATCCGCATTTTGCAAATAAAGCCAAGCAAACCACATCTAAATTTGCTTGGAGAGGAAATACGACGGAAAGACTGACTCCTAAGCAGAAAGCAAACAGAAAGCAAAAGTGGATCAAATCTTTGTGCACCGGATCTCGCGGTTACTTTTACTACTTCACTTCGCCCAGCGGGTCTATACATGTCACCTTAAACCTGCGTGAATTCTGCAGGGAGCACGACATAAACAGGGCACATGTTTACGATGTGATTAACGGCAGGCTTAAGCAGATCAAGGGATGGAAAGTTAGCAAGCATGTGATGCCATGAGATTTTTAACCAGCGCCGTCAATGGCATGAAGCTGCCTCATCACCAAAGACGCATGCTTATTGCATCGCGCATTAAAGATGCCAGGCTAAACAATGGTCTATCTCAGCGAGATGCAGCAGAAGCGCTTCACATAGGGCAATCCACATATTGCCGAATAGAAAAAGGGCAAACGGAGCCGTCTGTCGTGCAAATTGTCACACTCAGCGGTCTCTACGACGTCAGTGTGCTGTGGCTGATGGGCTACCCATCCTTCATTGCAAAAATTAATTGATTTCTTAATAAATGCCGCTTATTAAGAAAATCAATAATCAATCCTCCTCGTCGTCTTCGCCACGAATGCTGGCAAGTTGATTTTCGATGTCTTCCATGATGTAAGACTTTGCCATTGCCTCAATTTCAAA